GCCGCCGATTGTCTGCTTGAGGCGTGGCGAGAGGCGCTTGGCGATGTGCTCGACACCGAGCGCCGCCAATGGCAGCGCGAGCGCTTGCTGATCGAGGCGCAGGCGCAGGCAACGATCGCCGAATTGCGCGCCGTCGTCGTCGAGTTGCGCGCCGAGGTCTTGCGCCAGGTTGCCGACCGGCTCGCGGCGGTACGCGACGGCGAACCTGGCGCGCCTGGGCCGGCGGGCGCCGCCGGCCTGCAAGGGCCGCCCGGCGAACCCGGTGCCGCGGGCGCACAGGGGCTCGCTGGCGCGCCGGGCGAACCTGGGGCGCCTGGGACGCCCGGGCCCGCGGGCGAGCACGGGGCGCCCGGCGTGGCAGGCCCTGACGGCATTCCAGGCGCGCCCGGCGAGCGCGGCCTGCCGGGGCTTGCTGGCGAGCCGGGGCCGCAAGGGCCGCCCGGAACGCCAGGGGCGCCGGGCGAACCTGGGGCGCCTGGGACGCCCGGGCCCGCGGGCGAGGCTGGCCCGGCCGGCCCAGCGGGGCCGCAAGGCGAACCGGGGGCGCTGCCGGTGGCGCGCGACTGGGTGCCCGATACCGTTCACTACGCAGGCGTGGTGGTCACCCATGCCGGCGGCACCTTCCAGGCCGCGCGCGATACTGGGCAGGCGCCGGGGGCCGTCTCGACGGCTAAGGCCGATTGGGTCTGCTTGGCGCGTCCGGGCCGCGATGCGGCGATGCCACGGGTGCGCGGCACCTTCGCCGAGGGCGAGGCCTATGCGGCGCTCGATATTGTCGCGCTCAGCGGCTCGAGCTTTATCGCGCGCCGCGATGGACCGGGCCCCTGCCCGGGCGAGGGTTGGCAACTGATCGCTTCGGCCGGCAAGCAGGGCATCAAAGGGCCGTCCGGCGACCGCGGCGATCGCGGTGAGCCTGGCGCGCGCGGGTTGCCGGGCACGTCGGCGCCGCTCATCGTCGGCTGGAGCATCGACCGCGCCGCCTACACCGCCAGACCGATCCTGTCCGATCAGAGCGAAGCGCCGCCGCTCGAGTTGCGCAGCCTGTTCGAGCAGTTCCACGACGAGGCGCGTCATGGCTGACGTCTGGGTCAAGGTGCTGGTGCCGGCCGACAGCTATGCGCTGCTGACGCTGGATGAACTCAAGGGCATGCTCAACCTGTCGCCGACCGACACCCACGAAGACGTCCAGCTGCGCCTGTGGATCGATCAATACAGCGACGTCGTCGCCACCATGTGCAATCGCGTGTTTGCCTATGAAACAGTCGAGGAGACTTGGCGCAGCGAGCAGCCGCCGTTTGACCGGCCGCGCTTGTTTCTGACGCGCTATCCAGTTGCCGATGACGACATCACAGCGGTGGAGTCGCCGCGCGGCAGCGCGATCGATCCGGCGGTTTACGAAGTCGAGAACTCATCCGGCAAGCTGCGCATCGAGACCGCCTGGACCGAGCCGGTGATGGTGACCTACAGCGGCGGCTATCACTTGCCGGACGAGGCGCCGCCGGCGCTCAAGGCGGCGACCGGGTTGCTGATCCAGGCCGTTCGGCTAATGGCCCGCATCAACGCCACTAGCGGCATTCGCCAAATCACCCATCGCGAGTCGCGGGTGGCGTTTTACGACCCGGCGGCGATTCTCGGCAAGTCTGGCGTCGCCGCGCCGCTGCAGGCCGCAAACGAGACCGTCAACGCCCTGCTGTACAAATACATGCGCTTCGATGTTTGAAGCACAGTTTACCGGCGCCGACGCGCTCATCAAAAAGTTGGATGCGGTGTCGCGGCAAATCCACTCGCTGCAAACCTATGTGCCGCGCGAGGTTGCCGATTGGCGCAGCGAAAACCTCGGCAGCAAATATCCGGCCCCGTTTACGACCAAGCGCCGTCGCGTGCTGAAGGTGCGGCAGCGCATCTTTAGCCGCGGCCGCGGCTCGCTCCGCAAGAACCTGAAACGCCGCCGCAAGCGGGGCTACGCGCGACGCCCGGTCCTGCGCGAGGGGCTCTGGGACGAACTCAAAAAGCGGGTGATCGAACTGGTGCATGAGACCGTGAAATGGCCGTGAATTTCGATGTGTTGCTGCAGAGCACCGTGTTCGACTTCTATGCGGTGCCGGTGACGTTCACGCCGCTGGCCTCGCAGCCCGGCGCGCCGGCCTATTCCGGCGTCGGCATTTTCTCCACCTACGAAGACGACGTCGCCGCGCTCGACGGCTCGATCTTCGCCAACCAGCGCACGCTCCTCGACATCCGCGAGAGCGACTTCGCCGTGCTGCCACAGCAGGGCGATCACTGCACCATCCCGCTCGACAGCAACGGCAGGCCGCTCGGCGAGTTCGAGGTCATCGACGTGAGTTCAAACGGCGGCGGTCAGACCGCGCTGAAAATTCGCAAATACGAGACCTATGAACGCTGATGGGCGTCACCGACACGCAGAGCTATTCACTGGTGATCCGCGACGTGTTTTTCGATGCGGTCGCGGGCGACCCGTTCTTTGCGAATTACACCAAGCGCAAGACGCCGATGCTGCGCGTGCAGGCCGAGCTGCTGCCCTACCTCGGGGTCTACATCGCCGACGAGGCCATGGAGCCCGACGGTGATCCCAACGCTGGTGAGGTCCGCTTTTGTCACACGCTGCAGATCGGCTTTTCGGTGATGATCGCGAACAACGACCAAGTGGCGAACGAGCGCATGCTCGATGCGGCCTTCTGGCGGATTATGAATCGGCTGTGGCCTGACCCGTACATCATGAACCTGATCGACACCTACAATCCGCACACCGGGACCGGCAACCCGGACAACACCATCATCGAAAGTATCACACGCGGCCGGCGCCGGTTCAATTTCGGCGACGCCGCATTGGTCAATGAAACGCCGGTCGGCGAATTGCAATACGACGTCTGGGCGTTTTTCCGCACCGGCTGGCCGCCAGTGATCACCGACGACCTCGCGCACATTCACGTCGAGACCGGCATCAAGCCGGGCGACACGCAAGCCGAAATGGATCAGCGCCTGCAGGTCAAGCGCGACTATCTGTTCGACATTTCCAAACGACGGCCGGCGAAAAAGGAGAAGACAACATGATCGCTACCAAGACGACAGTCTCGCTGCGCGGTCAGCGCCAGCGTGATCGTATTGAGAAGCTGCGCGCCAATATCCCGCCCGGTGTTCGCGTGGTGCCGCGCGACGCCGACATGCGCCGCGTGCTCAAGCACCCGACCGGCGGCGGCTTCCGCAAGGAGGGCGGCGCCACCTGGCCGGATGACCGCTTTACCAAGCGGCGGCTCATGGACGGCACCGTCACACGCGAAGAGCAACCCAAGCCCGCGGCAGCAGAGCCCGAGCAGCAAGAAGAGCAACACAACAAGCCCGCGCAGCCAACCGCAGCAGAGCCAGCAGAGCCCGCGGCTTAAAAGCAACCCCGAACCGAAAGGGCACAGCCCATGCCGATCTCCTTCGCGAACATTCCTGCCAACATCAAAGTCCCGCTCTATTGGGTGGAGGTGGACCCGTCGATGGCGGGCCTGCCGACCATCAATCTGCGGGCACTGCTGGTCGGCGTGATGAACGCCGACGGCGAAGCGCCGCCCGACGTCGCGCTGCCGATCTCGAGCCAGGCGCAAGCCGACCAGGCGTTTGGCATGGGCTCCGAACTCAGTTGCATGTTCAGAGCGTTTTTCGCCAACAACTGGGCGAACGAAGTCTGGGGCCTGCCGCTCAAGGAGCCAACCGCGGCCGTGACCGCGACCGGCATGGTCACGATTACCGCGGCGCCGACTGCGGCTGGCACCATCCACCTCTACATTGGCGGCCAGCATGTGATGGTGAACGTCTCGCCGACCGACGCCGTGGACGAGATTGCAACGGCGCTCGAGGACGCCATCAACGCACACGTATCGCTGCCGGTCACCGCCCATGCGATCGCGGGCGCGATCACGCTCACGTCGACGTTCAAGTCCGTGAACGCCAACGACATCAACGTGATGCTCAATTACTACGGCAGCCGCGGCGGCGAGCAGACGCCCCCTGGGCTCGGCATCACGTTGCCGGTCAATGGCGTTCTCACCGGCGGCACCGGCGTGCCGGACTTCACCACCGCGATCTTGAACCTGGGCGAGGAGCCGTTCGAGTACGTGGCGATGCCCTACACCGACACCGCCTCGCTGTTCGACTGGGACCAGGAATACGGCTTCACCGACCAGGGCCGCTGGGGCTGGCAGCGCGAATTGTTCGGGCATGTGATCTCGGCCAAGCGCGGCGACTATGCCAGTCTGTTGCTGTTCGGCGAAGGCAACAACTCGCCCGTCATCTCGATCCTGGCATTTGAAAAGGCGAGCCCGTCGCCCTGCTTTGAATGGGCCGCCGCCTATGCCGCCAAGACGCAACGGGCATTCATCGACGATCCGGCGCGGCCGCTGCAGTCGCTGTCGCTCAACCAGATCAAGGCGGCGCCCATCGACAAGCGGTTCGACTTCGTCGACATCAACTCGCTGGCGTCGACCGGCCTCGCGATCCAGAAAATCGGCGCCGACAACCAGCCGATGATCGCCCGGGAGCAAACGACCTACCAGACCAACCTCTACGGCCAGCCAGATGATGCCTACGAACTGATGACCACGCTGGCGACGCTCGCCAAGCTGCTACGCAATCAGAAGCAGGTCATCACGTCGAAATTCCCGCGGCACAAGATTGCGAACGACGGCACCAAGTTCGGCCAGGGCCAGGCGGTGGTCACGCCCGGCATCGTCAAGGCCGAGCTGATCGCACAGTACCAAATCGACATGTACAACGGCCTGGTCGAAGACATCGCCAACTTCAAGGCGCATCTCCAGGTCGAGCGCAACGTCAACGATGCTAACCGGATGGATATCCTGTATCCGCCCGACATGATCAACCAGTTGCGCATCTTCGCGGTGCTGGCGCAGTTCCGGCTCCAGTATGACCGCGGCATCGACAACACAATCATCGGCGCGGCCACGGGTCCGTTCAACGCCGCATCCGGCGCATGATCCCGATCAACGACGAAAGGAAACTAAGCGATGGCACAGAGAGTCGGTGGCACTGCCTTCCTCACGGTGGACGGCAACCAAATGGCGTTGCGCGGCAACTTCGTCGTGAGTCCATCCCCGGTCGAGCGCACGATGCTCGCCGGCCAGGATGGCGTGCATGGATACCAGGAGTTACCGATCGTTCCGCATATCGAGGGCGATCTGACGACCATGCCCGGCTTCTTCCTCGAAGACCTCTTGCGGCAAACCAACGTCACGGTGGTCGCGCAGCTTGCCAATAAAATGCAGTACGTGCTGACGGGCGCAACCTGCAAAGGCAACCTTGAAAACCAAACCCGCGACGGTCAGGTGCGGGTTCGCTGGGAAGGCCTGACGTGCCAGGAGATGTCACTATGAATGTTGCGGTCAAACCACCCGGCGAGGGGTTCGTTGCCGAGCAGCCGGTGCCCAAGCGCACCGTCCCGCCGCCGACGATCGAGCCGTCGCCGGCCGAGTTGCCGGCACCGGCCGAGCACGAATGGCCGATCACCGTCACGTTGCGGCACAAGCCGATCCGCAACAACAACGGCGAGGAAGTCAAACAGGTGATCATGCGCGAGCCGCGGGCCGGCGACATCAACCGCTATGGCAACCCGGTTCGCGTCAACTCCGACGGTGAGATCGTCATCGAGGAGCGCAAGATGACCTACATGATCGCGGCGCTCACCAACATCCTGCCGCCGTTCATCGAGGACATGGATACCCGCGACTGGAACAGTTGCGCCTATCGGATTCGCGGTTTTTTTCTGCCCGAATTGGCCGCCTGGTAGGCGACGAGGAAGAGATCATCCTCATCTGCTACCGGCTTGCCAAGCACTACCACGTCTCGCCCGACGTTTTTCTTTCCATGCCGATGGACGAGGTGCTGCTGCATGCGCACCGCACCGCGCAAATGGAAAACACGCGGCAATCAGGTGACGAGTAACTGATGGCGACAGAACGCGACGAGCTGCGCCTGACCGTCACCCTGGTCGACAATGCGTCGGCCGGGCTGAAGCAGCTCAAGGGCGGATTCAAAGATCTGGCCGAAGGCTCAGGCAAACAGCACGCCGAGCGGTTCAAGCGCGAGAACACCGAGGCGATCGCCATCCTCAAGCGGATGGCGGGCGAAGCCGGCGAAGCCTACAAGGCGTTCGGCATGATGCGGCTCGGCGCGCTCGGCGCCGCTGGCGGCGTCGCGCTGCTCGGCTTCGAGATCGCCAAGCAAATTAAGGAAATGGGCGAACTTGCCGAAAAGATGCGCGGCATCAATCAGGCCGGCCGCCTGTTCGGCATCAAGCCGGAAGATATTCGCAACATTCAGGAGCAGCTTGAGGCCTTCGGCGTCTCGGCCGAGCAGTCGTTGGGCGCGCTCACCAATTTCATGTCTCGCATGGGCGAGATGCAGCGCAACCCGGCCTTGCGGCACGACATCCTGCTCGGCGTCATCCGAGACCCTGGCGCCGAGCGCGAGATGGAGCGGCGCTTGGCGCAGATCGACGCGGCCAAGTCCGCGATCGAGAAGCTCAATCTCGTCCGCCAACTCGGGGAGGACATCGAGCGGAATGCGCTCAAGCGCGGCGAGACGCCCGAGCGCGCGGCCGGCGAACGGCGCATGATCGAGGAGCGGCTTGGCTACGATTCGCGGCTACGGGTGGCCGGCCAGCTAAAAGACCTGAACGCGGAGGAACGCAAGGCCGAGGAAGCGCGCACCAAGAATATGGAGGCCTACGCAAATCAGCTGGGTCGGATCAAAAAAGAATGGGATGAGATCACCAAGCTGCTGAGCAGCCCGCTGTTCGGCGATCGCAGCCCGATGGTCATTGGCGCCACAATTCTGGAAAATTCGCTCAAGAAGGCCAAGGAGATCATCGAATGGATTCAGGGCGCGAGGCACGAGCATGAGGAGCACCTGACGCCGGAACAAGAAGCCGAGCGCGCCAGGCAAAAGCTCAATGAGGAAGAGAACACGCCGGCAAAAAACCACGAGCGCGCACGCACCCGCAGGGGCGCGAAGCCGCTTTATTTCAGCGGTGGCGGCTCGGACGAGTTCGGCGCCGATTGGCCGCTGTCGACCAACATCGAAGACCGGCGCGGCGAGTGGGACAGCAAAAAATACATGCAGGAGAACACCGCCGAATTGAAGCGCCTCAACGACTTCCTGGTCGGTCCCGCCACGACGGGGACTGCCGGTGGCGGCAGCTATGGGTTTCTGGGCGGCGGCGGCGCGGTCGCCCAGCGGCTCAGCGGCGGCGGCATCAATATCCCAGGTGCGGGCGGTGCGGGCGGCAGGGGTGCCTCGACCGGCACCGGCGCGCCGCCGAGCGCGGGGGCCGCAGCCGTCTCGGGCGACCCTACTGTTCCCGGCCATATTCTCGACCAGGCGAAGGCGGTGGCGCTGCGCGGCGGGCCTGGCGCTGTCGAGCGGTTCATGGCCGCGCAAGGCTATCCCAAAGCCGGCAACTGGTGTGGTGAATTCGCGGCCGCGGTGGTGAAGTCGCAGGGCCTGACGCCGCCGAAGGACGCCGCTGTCGCATCGAACTGGCGCAAGTTCGGCGCGCCGGTCGAGGGCGCTCCGCAGCCCGGCGACATTGCCGTGCGCAAAGGGCCGCGCACGGGCGACACCGGCAGTCACGTCACCTTCGTCGAGAACTTCGATCCGAAGACCGGAACGTTTACCGGCTTGGGCGGCAACCAGGGTCGGTTTGAAAGTAACTATTCAGCAAGCCGTTTTGACTTCCGCCGACCCTATGCCCCTGGCGGCCAGCAGCCGGACGCCGGCCAGCCGACCGACGAGCAGCGCAACGTCCGCAATTTTATGCGCGGCCTATCGTTTCTCGAAACCAGCAACGACCCGCGCATTGCGGCGCGAAGTGAAGGTGGCAACACCGGCTTCTTCCGCCAGAACGCCAACGACGCCGCCTGGGCAAAGGCGCACGGCCTCGCCGACCCGCGCGTCGGCACCTATGAAGAGCAGGCCGACGCCAACTTCGCCTATATGAAAAAATACCCCGGCGCGCAGGAGGCCATCAGACGCGGCGACTTCAAGGAGGCCGCGCGCCTCCTGCACAAGAACTGGGTAGGCCTGCCGGGCGGCTCGCAGCCGCAGAGTGCCGCACGGATGCGAGAATGGAGCCGGATTCTCGATCGGTCGGATGCGCAAAAGCATACGGTCGAGGGGTCGGGCAAGATCACGGTCGACGTCAATGCACCGAAGGGTACCAACGTCGGCGCCGAGGGCAAGGGGCTGTTCAAGGCGGTCGAGATCAACCGGCAGACCCAGATGGAGCCGGCGCGGCGCGGTCCGGTGGGGTTTGAGGAATGACCGACATCCTCGATCTGCCGACGGCCTGGCGCGACAAGCTGCGGCCGGCGTCGTTCGGCGGCGCGCGCTTCCATTGCGAGAGCAACACCCGCGAAAGCGGCCGGCGCATCGTCGAGCATCAGTTCCCAAAAAAAGAACTGCCCTATGCCGAGGACCTCGGCCGCTCGGCGCGCGAGTTCACCGTCCGCGGCTACATCGTCGTGTTCGGCTCCGACAGCGCCAGCGGCGACACGCTCAAGCAGCGCAACTATCTCGTCGCCCGCGATGCGTTGATGAAGCGCCTCGAAACCGAAGGGTCGAGCATCCTGCAATTGCCGACGCAGCCGCCGCAGCTGGTGGTCTGCACCCGCTACCGCATGAGCGAAGAGCAGCGCACCGGCGGCTTCTGCAGCTTCGACATGACGTTTCAGGAATACGGCCTCGATCCGGTGAACGCGTCGCCGGCCGCCGATACCGCCGGCAAGGTCAACACCGCGGCGCAGGGCGTCGAGCAAGGTGTCGAGAACAATCTCGCGCCGCCCAGCACGGATGCCACGGTCACGGTCGATCGTGACAACATTGAGATCACGCCGGTGCCGCCACCATGAAGCACGCCGACGCCCTCGAGGCGGCCCCGCTGGTCGATCGCATGCTGGCGAACCTCGTCGCCGCCGTTCCGGGCAAGGGGCGCGCCGGATCGGACGCGCGCACCGTTATCGGCGACACCAGGGCGAACGCGCTCAAGCTCTGCGCCGCCGATGCGCTCGGGCCGCCGCTGATTGCCTGTTTCACTTCGGCGCGGCTGGCCGGCGCAAGCCTCGCGCAGATCGAGGTGGTGCGCCAGGGCGTCGCGGCGGAAGCCACGGCAACGCTCGGCGGCGCGCTGGTCAAGAATGCTGGCATCCGATTGTGCTTGGCGACGCAGGCGCGCATCGTCTCGGCGATGACGTTCGTAAGCCGGCAGGACGTGGATGCGATCAAGCAACAACTGCTGCCGCCGTTCCGGGATGCCGAAGAGATCGCCGCCGACGACATGGACCAGGCGGGGTTCGCGCAGCTGCTCGCGCTGCACGGCGCGACGGTCAATCATCTGGTGGCGACCGCACGGCCGCTGCCACGCATGCTCGGGTTTCAGTTCTATGAGCCGCTGCCGTCGCTGGTGATGGCGCTTCGGCTCTACGGCGACGCCGCCCGCGCCGACGAGTTGCGCGAGGAAAACAAGGTGGTGCATCCGGCCTTTTGCCCGCCGGCCGGCCGGGCGCTGTCGGCTTAGATCATGGCGCCGCAGCCGCATGAACTGACAAAGGCAATGCATCAATGGGCATCAAGGTCGTCGAGCTTCCGTCCAGCCCGCCGCCACGGCCGGCGTCGAAGCCGCAAGAAACCGCGGTGCTCACCGTCAACGGCGTCGAGTTCGACGACTGGGAGTCGGTGTTCGTCCAAGGCCGCTGGGCCGACCCGTTCACTTATTTCAGGTTCGCCGCCGCCGAGCGCGATCCGGTGTTCGGGAAGCAGCCCTACGACGTGCCGCTCTGGGAGAAGCTGCAATTTAAGCCGGGTGACAAATGTACCGTTTCGCTCGCCCAAGTGCAGGTGGTGTCGGGCGTCATCGAGATCCGCCAGGCGGCCTATAACGCCACCAGCCACGGCGTGATGCTGCAGGGCAAGAGCGTCACCGCCTGGGCCGCGCGATCGAGCGTCGATACCAAGACCGGCTCGTTCGACGGCAAGAACATCCTACAGGTGGCGCAGGAGGTGCTCGCGCCATACCCGGTCGGCATCAAGACCGTCGGCAAGCTCGACCTGACGCCGTTCGTGCATCTGCAGAACGAGCACGGCGAACTGATCTGGGACTTCCTCGAGCGGCTGGCGCGCCCGCGTGGCATCGTGATGGGGTCGGACGCGCACGGCAATTTCCTGCTGATCGGGCCGCACACGTTCCCCACCGTCACACAACTGATCGAAGGCCAGAACATCAAGTCATGCCAATGCACCATCCGGCACGACATGACGTATGAACAATACGACACGCGCGCGCAGGGGACCGCGACCGACAGCCGATCTGGTTCGGACATGAGCGACCTGCATGCGACCGTGGCGAGCCGCATCACCACGCAGCCCTACAGCAAATTGATTACCGCTGCCGAGCAGCCGGTGACGACGCAGGCCGAGGTGCAGGCGCGCGTCGAGAATGAGCGCGTCTGGCACGACGACACCGAGGTGCAGGCCACCATCACGGTGCAGGGCTGGCTGTACAACGAGAGCAGGCTGTGGACGCCTGGCGACCAGGTGTTCGTGCGGTCGCCGATGGCAATGCTCAATCAAGACATGAAAATCCAGAACGTCACCTTCACCCAGGACAGCACCAACGGCACCGAGACGGTGCTCGACCTGGTGCTGCCCGGCCTGCTGAAGGGATCGCCGAACTTCGATCCGTCACCCGCGCCGTCGCAACCGCCAACGCCGCCGGAACCGTAACCGCAACCGCAACCGCCAGCGCCGATCGAGGAATAGGAGGCAAACGATGCATCGCGCCACACCGCTCAACACTTCGATCCGCTCATATACCGCTGGCGGCTCCCGCAGCGTCGTCGACAAGGTTGACGACACCAAACTGATGCAGGAGATGGCCGGCAGCATGATGCACAACGAAACCCGCAAGGAGATCGAGGCGGCGCAGAACTACGGTTTCACCAGCGTCGTGTTCGACGCCGAGACGGGCCAGGACGGCAAGAAGGTCGGCGCCGAAAATTTCATGAGCTTCATGGGCGGCAACCGCTCGTTCCCGGCGGCCGGCGCGATGGATGATCGGCGTCATCGTCTCTACAAGCTGGCGCAAGGCGATACCGCCATGTTCCGCGGGCGCGGCGACAAGCAGCAGTTCCACATGACGACGGACGGCGGCTTTTGGTCGGCGCCGCAGGACAAGACCGTGCGCATGCAGCTGCTGACCAGCAACAGCGAAAGCAATAAGACGGTGCAGAGCGGCAGCGGTGGCGCGCCGGCCACAGCGGTGGCGCGCGACGCGGGAACGTCCAGCAGTGGCCAGCAGCAGCAGCAGCAGAAGCGCGGCCAGGAGGCGGTCTATAAGGACGGGCAGAAGTCGGCGCGGTTCGTCGACGTCACCAAGGACAAGACCCGCGCATCGGGATCGCAAGTGCATCTGATGCTCGACGACAGCCAGACCTACTTGCACTGCCATACCGACAAGAACGTCTATGTCGGCGGCGAGGCCGGCAAGCACACGTTCTCGGTGCTGGCGACGCTCGACGGGCCGTGCGTGAACAGCCTCGGCCGGATTGGCTGATCCGTCATGCCGGCGAGCCTCCCCAGCGTCCCCGACATTCGGCTGGTTCAGAACAACCAGGTTTCGGCCTATTCCGCCGTGCTGGACTGGCAGTTGCTCGGCGACGGCACGCTCGACGATACGCAGGCGCTCGCGACCGCCGTGTGCGTCGCGCTCGGCACCAACGCGCTCGCCTCGCCCGACGACGTGCTGCCCGATCCCGACAGCAGCGACCGCTGCGGCTGGTGGGGCGACCTCGATGCCGAGCTGATCTGGAACGGCTGGCCGATCGGCTCGAAGCTCTGGCTCATGCGGCGCGCCAAGATCACGCCGGCCTCGGCGCGCGAGAGCGCGACCCTGGTGCTGATCGAGGATTACATCCGGATCGCGATCCAGCCGTTTGTCGATCGCAGAATCTGTTCGGAATTCGACGTCTGGGTGCAGCGCGTCGACAAGCAGCGCGTCGATGCGTTGCTGCGAATCTACCGCGGGCCGCTCCCGGCGATCGACCTGCGCTACGCCGTGCTTTGGGATGCAACGTAACCGAACACAAATGGGAGGCCGCGATCCCTTGGCAGACCCCAGCCCTTCGTGACGTGCGTGCGCTCGTGCGCGATGCGGTCAACGCGTCGCTGCCTGGCGCCGACGCCAACGTGCCGAACAGCGTGCTGCGTGTCATGTCCGACGCGCAAGGAGCGTTGTGTCATCTCAACCTGCAATATCTCGACTGGCTGGCGCTCCAGCTTCTGCCCGATACGGCCGAGACCGAGTGGCTCGACCGGCACGGCAATATCTGGCTGACCAACGCGGACGGCACCACGGGCCGCAAGCTGGCGACATTGGCGGCCGGCACGGTGAGCTTCACGGGAATTACCGGGACCGTGATCCCGCTCGCAACCCAGCTTAGGGGCGCTACAGCCAACTATGAGACCACGGCCGAAATAACCATCGGCGTCGGCCCGACCACCGCGCCGGTGCGCGCGCTCGATGCCGGCCGCGCCGGCAACGCTGCCGCCGGCAGTTCTCTGGCGCTGGTCGTCAGTATCCCCAATACCGCCGTGACAGTGATCGAAATCACTGGCGGCGTGGACACCGAGACCGACGAACAACTGCGCGCCAGAATTCTGCACCGCATTCAAAGCCCGCCGATGGGCGGCTCGCAGGCCGACTACGTCACCTGGGCGCTCGCGGTCCCTGGCGTGACCCGGGCCTGGGCCGCGCCCGAACAAGGGCCCGGCACGATCACCGTGCGATTTCTCATGGATGACTTGCGCGCCGATGACGACGGCTGGCCGACGACGACTGACGTGCAAGCGGTTGCCATTTACATCGATCAGATGCGCCCGGTCGCGGTCAAGGATTGCTATGTGCTCGCGCCAATCAAGCAATTCATCGACATCACGATCGCCGGCCTTGTGCCCGGTACCGCCGATGTGGCCGGCGCGATCGAAGTCAGCGTGCGCAACATGCTGTTCGAGATGGCAGCTCCCGGTCAGACCATCTACGCCGCATGGGTGTCTTATGCGGTCATGACGGCGCCCGGCGTGCAGTCGTTTCATCTGGTCACGACCGACGATTACGTGATGCCGTCGCTGGGGCACATGGCGGTGCTGGGCACGATTCTCTATGAGTGACGATCGCCACGTTCGCCGATCCGGCGACGACTACTGCGCCGCGTTTCTTGCGTTGCTGCCGCAAGGGCAGGCGTGGCCGAAGGAGCCAGGCTCAACGCTCGCGCGCGCCTGCTGCGGCCTCGCCGACTATTGGGGCGCGGTCGACGCCCGTGCAGCCGATTTGCTGGAGCAGGAAAGCGACCCGCGCAAAACGCTTGAGCTGCTGCTCGATTGGGAGCGCAATTGGGGTTTGCCGGACCCGTGCTATCAGGAACCGCTAACGATTGGCGAACGCCAGCTTGCTCTGGTCATGCGGATGACCATGCAAGGCGGTGCCTCGCGTGAGTTTTTCATCTCGGTCGCGGCGCAGATTGGTTACAGAATCACGATTTCAGAATTTCGGGTGTTTGTCTGCGGCATTGATCGCTGCGGCGATAATCGAGTTTACGGCGACGGCTCTAACCCTATGTTTGACGAATGGGGCAAGCCGATTTGCAATCCACTCGGCGAGCCGATTGCCCACGGTGAGTTGTCGGAATGGCCGAACTACGGTCTGGGGCCGCCGTCGAATCGCTCTTATTGGACCGTGCACGTCGATGGGGTCAAGCTGATCTGGTTTCGCGTTGGCGGTGGAGGTGGTCAGACTGGCGTCGACCCGCATCTGCGCATTGGCACTGCTGACGATCTTGAGTGTCTATTGAATCGTTGGAAGCCGGCTCACACACAAATCATCTTCGACTATTCGGGACTGTCTGCCGAGACGGCGAGCGCTCAGTAAGAGGGATTCTCCGGTCAAGTGGGAGGCTAAGATTCAATATAACCAACCGTTTGGTATCTCCGATCCGAATGCCGGCTACATCAACGGAAATTCGGCGACCGGTACGATGGGTTCGATCCCGCCGGCTGCGTCAATCGAATATCCGCAACGTGAAATCGTTGCGGCTATCGCTGGCTGCGGGCTGACGCCTGACAACGGCGATCTTGGGCAATTGCTCAAGGCGCTCAAGCTGGCCGATGTGCAGAATGTTCTGAAGATGGGCACGAACCAGGGCACAGCCTCGCAATGGAGTATGACGTGTCCAACTTTGCCGACAATGCCGCCGCCGGTTGGCACCGCGCTGTGGTTCAAGCCCAATGCACCGTCGCAGAACGGCGGTACGGTGTTCTCGGTCAACGGCAGTGCTTTCCTGCCGGTGGTCTGCTGCGATCTGACGCCGATCGCGATTGGCGACATCTTACCGACCGCGTGGTTGCTCTTGTACAACGATGGCACGCATTGGCAGGTGGTTGTCGGATCGACGCGTCAATTTGGTGCGATGCCGATCTTGACGCAGAACACAGATTGGTACGTCAACGCCAGCACTGGCAACGATAGTTATGATGGCAGTTTGGCGGCGCCTGCTGGCGGGACGCGTGGGCCGTTCAAAACCCTACAACGTGCGGCGAATGAGGTCGTCAGGTATAATCAAAACGGCTTCAATCAGTATGTCCATGTTGCTGATGGGGCTTACGCTGCCTTTGTGGCTTTACAGACAAACGGCTCCGGGCAAGTCCATTTCATCGGCAATGAGGGGGCGCCTGAGAACTGCACCGTGACCGGGAGTGCAGCAAATCAAACCGCAATTCTTCAGGCTGGCGGGAGTTATGTATTCAGGGGATTTAGGCCTTCAGCCACCGCAGGATCGTGCGACGGTTTTGCCAACAATGGCGGTAGGACAATTTTGACAAACCTGCGCTTTGGTATTTGCACGCGCTTTCATATCTCGGCTGGTTTCGGCGGCACCGTTCAATTAAGCGGCGGCACTTTTACAATCGAGGCCGGCGCAACGACTACCGCGCACGTCGCCGCTACATTGGCCGGTCAGGTCGTGGTGGATCAGTTGGTCCTGCCGGCGCTGAACATTCTCGGTTCTGTAAACGTCGGTCGGTTTGTCGATGTAGAGCAACTTGGGGTGTGCAATCTCTTTTACAGTGCCATTGCCGGCAAGGCCAATGCTCACGGGTTTCAGTACGCCGCCAGCGGTAATGGTGTGGTGTCCTCGCTAGGAGGCGGCCCGACTTATTTTCCGGGCGATCTTGGGCCTGGGCCGCTCACAACTGGCGGGCAATATATCCCGTAACGAGAAGGTGGGTTGAAAATGTATAAGCCAAGCGATTGGTACTGGTTCATCGGCGCCGACACCGAAAATGTCTGGTCGAGCGCCAGGGCGATGTCGGTGCCGATCTCGGACCCTGACTATGTCCTATGGTCTGAGGTCAACCCGATTGCACCGACGCTCGCAACGATGGCGGAGCTGGAAGACACGCTGCGGGTTTCATATCCGCGCGGCACGCTGCCGACTTATACAGCCCATGTGCGCCAGCAGACCGGAGGCGGCGGTATCGTCGTCAACGGCCTGCCGTTCGCAACCGACGCATTGACGCTCGGATCGCTCAATTCGGCGTACATCTATACGCAAGCAAAGACTGCCTCCACTTTTTCGTGGAAGCTCCCGGACGGCAGTTTCATCACGCTCGACATGGCGGACATCGCAGCGTTGCAAAATGCGGCCAATGAGTTTTGGCAGAACTGCTTCGCCTGCGAAGACACGACGCTCACCGGCATTGAAGGCGGCACTATCACGACGCACGCACAAATCGACGCGGCGTTCGCGGCGATCTCGAACACTTTTACTGGCCTGACAGCAGACCTCGAAGTTCGCCATCGCCGGAAGTAACAACGCATGGCCATCGTCAACATCACGACGCAGAACGACGCGGACTTCTATCGAACGTTCGCGTTGCAAACGACATCGGGGACGCCGATTGACATGACCGGCTCGACGCTGGAAATGAAATTGCGGCGGCATGCGCAGGACGACACGGCGGTGTTGCGGCTAGGTAGTGACACTGGCGAGATCGCGCTCACCGATCCCGTCAATGGTCAGTTCACGGTGCGGATCGCACAGAGCGAATTGATGCGGTTAGGTCTCGGCGATTTCGATCAGTCGAACATTATGACGCGTGGCGGCTATAAGTACCGCGTCTGGACTGGAACGTTGACGAACAACGCTGGACCGACACGATGACCGAAGTATTTGTCGACAACACCGATGCGGACACCAGGATCGATCCCGGTCCTGCCGATGTTGTCGTTGTCTTGGACCAAGAGCTGGAGATCATCCAGACGCTGGAGCAGGGGCCACCTGGACCGCAGGGGCCGGTGGGGCCGGTGGGGCCGCCTGGACCGCAGGGGCCGACTGGCTACGTGCCGGGCATGCAGAACCCGGCGACCGAAAACCAGAACATGAACGGATTTTTCATCCGTAACCTGCCGGCGGCAGTGCAGCCGTATGACGCGGTGCGCTTGCAGGATTTGAGTGTCTTCTCCGGTCCTGGCGCCGACACGACATTTCCGAATTTTCGGATACCGAAGCTTGGTGCCTTCACCGTCGACAATTCCGAGAACGGCTCGACGCTGGCGATGGCTGGCGCGGCTCAGTACACCGTGACATTCGGCGATCCGACAACCTACGACGCAAATTTCCTGGTCCTCATCGTCAATCAGGACGACAGCTATGCGAAAGATGTCGTTGGGGTGACGACAGTCGAGCGCTTTAGGCTTTATCCGCACCAGACGGCCATCGTCTACCGGAGCGGCGGCACCTGGGAATGCCTCAGACAAAACAGGTGGCGTCCGCCGGGCGGGAATCTACCCATTTACTACAATCCAGACACCGGCAACGACAATAACGATGGACTTACTCCCGGCAACGCTTACCGGGATGGATCGCTGGCTTTTTATAACATCAACGCAGATGTTGATGGGAGAGGCACCGCAGGCGCGAATACGCGCGTACTTATCATTCAGGCTGACAACACCACATTTCACGGCAACTTCCATCTTGCGGTTCACGGCACGCCGGGAGCACAGGGCGGAGCTGCATTTGGATTTAGGGGCGGCGTCAATTCGGTGATCGACTCGACCTCGATGGGTGGGTCTTGCTTCGAATTGTACTTTGGGCCGTATTCCATCGACAATTTCAAACTGATCTCAAATGCAGCCGGAATTGCGTGCGCAAATCAGTCAATAGCTTTCGTCGGCCCCGGCATGGATTTTGGGGCGTGTCAGACGCATATTCAAGTTGGTAATGGCGGCTCCGTGATTTTAGGGAATGACTATAGGATTTCAGGGACACCGAGTTTTGCTCATGTTGTTGCTGAGAGTGGCGGCTCTTTTCAGGCTTACGGAACCATAAATATCGCGGCCGATCTCTCGCCAAGTTACTTTGCTTTTGGCGGGCAAGGATCGATCTCTTTTCACGGGGCGATCAATCTTAATGGTCACACGGTCACGGGCACGCGTTTCTTTGCCGGCAACGGGTCGGTGGTTCAGGGAGGGGGGGTGCCGGACGATCCGCTGTATTTCCCAGGGAGCGCACCCGGTATTATCGCTGCCGGCGGGCAGTATGGCTCGATCGTCAACATCACTGGCTCGACCAGCGCCACAAACACGGTGACGAGTACAACACCGTCAACCTCGCCAACGACTGGCGCGTTGACTGTTGCTGGCGGTCTTGGCGTGGCGGGCGCGCTCAACGCCGCAGGCAAGCTTACCGTCAGTCTCAATGCGTCGCCGCTCTCGACGCCGCTCCCCACCTCCGTCGCGCAATTCGGGGGGCCGAACGGCAGCAACGCGCGGATTTCGGTCGAGGCTTACGGTGGCGCCCCCGCCATGGATTTTCGTGCCGCCAGCAACACGGCGGCCAGTCCCGGCGCAGTGATTACGGATCAGCTTATCGGGTTATTCACAGCCTCCGGTCACAACGGGTCGGCATTCCCGGCCGGCGCTGCCGTTGCCATCCAATTTAAGGCCGGCGGCACGTGGACGCCGACATCGACCCCAGCCTACGTCGTGTTTCGGACGACGCCTGTGGGCTCGACAAGTCCGGCTGATGCCCTGCGTCTTAACAGCGATGCCAGCGTGACAATCCCCGGAGATGTGACCATCAGCAACAAGTTGGTTTGC